CAACTGCTTCTGGCCATATCACACACGGTGACATCGTAGGGAACCATTGGCCATCATCATTCTCAAGTAAGATATTCCAATCACTCAGCATTTCACATAGGACATCCATCTTCTCTAGGTTGCCCATTGTCCGTGACCTGCGCTGGTCAATCAGATATATCTTTCCGTCTTTGATACCACCAAGTGTCATTACGGTCCAGTCATTCTTCTCACTCAATCCAGCACTAAGGTCAATACCTACGCCTAGGCAGTCGTAATCTTCAGGCACAACGTCCTTACAAATGAGGTCAGGTGAGATGCCAACGTCTGCGTTACGTACAGCAGTGTTGAGATACTGGTATGCGAAAGCAACACGGTCCTCTGACTTACGTTCATTGAGGTATTTCATTGACCAGAACTCTGGCCAGTAACTTCGTTGTCTACCGTCAGCGTCTGTAATGACTGCTTTCTGGACTATCTGTTTCCAATTGTTCTTGGGGACAAAGAGTGTCGCGTGAATATCGTCAAAGTGGAAGCGGGTTCCCAGACAGATAGCCCGAGCTCCTTGGAACATCGTTGGTGCGATAACGTTAGACCACGTCTGCTCCATCTCACGGCGAATGTCTGGGTTGTTGATCGAAGCGGCAGATTTGATAGGGTCATCAATAAGCACCAGCTGCGATCGTTTAGAGGTGATTGCACCTTTGAGACCACCACACGCAATTGTGAAAGCTTCCTCACCTGCTGTGTCAATGCCTGCAAAGTCATAATCAATACTCCAGTATTCGTCAGAACGTTTAATCTTTGAGAGTCTCACCATTGGGAAGACTTCTCTGTACTTATTGCTTGTCAAGATGCCTTTGATCGTTGCACTCTTTGCACGAGAGATATCAACCATGTAGGCAATATATAGTATACGCAACATCTTCTTAGCTGCGGTATGTCTGCCAATCATCCAGGCAGCAAATAGCCCAAGCACTGTAGATTTTGCAGAACCACGTGGCGCAAGGATTGCAGTGTTAGGCCCACCGATACCCATCAACACTTCACTATCTACACCAGTGCACAGTTCTGTGTGCCACTCCAACATATGGTTTGCTGGAGCTTTACCCATAAATACACAGAAGTCTTTGAAATCGTCTCGTGCTCTTAATACTTCTGGAGACGGCGGCTTAGTTGTTACCTTCGTTGCTGTCATTAAAGCAGAACGACGATAAGCTGAGGCTACACTTGCGATTGCCATATAGTTAGTACTTTAAATTAAGTCTAACGGAATGTATCTGTTCCCATGCCTAAGTAGTCTCTAGCATTACGCAGGATTGCACTATGCTCCATACGCTTAGTCTGTCCTTGCAGCTTACGTCTATTAATACGACCTTGTGAATCAGAGTTCTTTATTTGCCTATCATTCTGCCTAGCTCTAGCTTTAGCTACAGCTTTATTGCGCTGATCGTACTGCCTTGAGACATCATATGACGCTCTAATATCATTTGCATATTGCTCTGCTGCTAATCTTCTACTATCTGAAAATGCAAGATTATTAGTTGCTCCACCTGGCATAGCAGGGAGGCGTTTATCAAGTGTCCCTGCAAGACGTAACGTTCCTACTGTTGCATCCTGTATTACAGGTAACTCAGGTAATTCAGGCATTACTCAATTCGCTATAGATCTTGGCCCATACAGCATTGATTGCATTCTCAATGGGTTCAGCAAACTGTGGGTCATCTTTGAAGATGCCTGTAAGTTCACGCATCACACGGTCAGCACCAGCAAGGACGAGTCCACGCTTGTCTGTCGTGCGGTTCATTCGGTCCGACGTTTCGATGTGACTGCGGAGCTCTTTTTCCAAGGCCGCAAGGCGTTGACAACCATTGTCAGCTTTGACTTCACCTGAGGTAATCGCCATTCGCAACTCTTGTATATCGGAGTGGAGAGCAGCAATTTCGCTATTAAGTATTTCACGGCGGTTAAGCTTTTTGTACTTCATCTTTACCCAACGACTGAGATCGTTGAATGTGCCTGGATACTGAAGGATCCCCGCATATACCCAAATCTCAATAATGCTTGGAGTGACATCAGCAAATTCTCTGAAGTCCTCGCTATCAGCAGCAGGCAGAGTGTCTAGCCACTGATCTACAAAGGTGAGATAAACCTTCCCCGTTGCTTCTTTGGTAGGCATTAGAAGGACCTCGCCATTGCACGACTACGTGCTGACTGTCTGTTCTCTTTACCAGCTGCAACTGTATCGGTGTATCCAATTGTCTTACGATCTTGATCACCTGCAGTAGTTAATTTATTAGTATCAGTAGCTCGTTGTTCCTGACCTGTAGTTGTGATCCTATTGGTATCAGTCTCACGTTGCTCTTGACCAGCTACTCCTAATGTTTCACGCTCTTGCTTACCCTGCTCACCGACTGTCAGACGCTGCTCTTCACCCTGTTTACCGATAGACAAGCGGTCTTCAGTACCAGAAGCAGCAATATTCTTGCGTGATTCCTCACCAGTAGCACCAATATTTAAACGGTCCTGTGAGCCTTGTGCTGATATACCCTTACGTTGCTCGGAACCAGCAGTCTGTGTATTGAGTCTCGTCTGCTCTCCCTGTGTGACGGTAGTCAATCTATCTTGTGTACCTTGAGCAGCAACAGTCTTACGAGTGTCATCTCCTACAACACCGACCATTGCTTGGTCACGTTTCGCTTGATTCTCTGCAAACTGGTTCTGGAACTCATACTGAGCACCCATTGATTGCATACCGTAATTAAACTCCTGAGCCATATTGGAAGAAGTATTACGCTGCTCTAAGTCAGCAGCAAGTGTCATATTACTTTGAGCAATCTGGGATTGCTGTTGTGCCATACCTTTGGCAAGCTGCGCATCAAACCCTGACTGAATCATGTTTGACATAAAGCTATTCTTAATTGCTCTACCTTCCGAATCATCTTTGCCAGGCTGATACCCATAAAAGGTATCCATGACACCTTGAAAGTTAAACATCCCCTTATCGATACTCATATCTATTAAGCTTGGATCTGTAATACCCCTATTCTATCTATATTGTTTCTTATACAATAGGTAGGAGAATATGTATTAGATATATGCGATTTGCATCTCTAGGTGGAAGCAATGCTGCTAACTATGCAGCTGCTGGTAAATCAGTTGCTGATAGTGCTGCCAAAATGCACGCTGTACAACGTAAGACTGGTCCTGACTATGGAGGCTTATCTCAAGTCGCTATGAAGACCAATAGTGCAGAGAAGATCGCAGCTATTAATGCATCAGCAAAGGTAACAAAAGCTGGTATTAGTGCATATTCAGATGTAACTAAAACTGGACATCGTGTAGCCGTATTTAACAAGAATGAAGAAATTAAAGCTAAACAACGTAAGGCAGGTGGTCTCGCAGCTATCGGCAAAATTGCAGGAGCTGGGTTCCTTGCAGCTACCGACAATACCAAAGGTAGGGAAAGACCTAAGTCAGGACTTAAAGGATTGCTTGATGAGTATAACTCCGATATGGCAGGACTTAAAGACAGGCAGCAAGGTGAGTTTGATGCTCTTGGTCCTTATAAGCCAACCAAATCAGGCACTACAACAGAAACTGACTCTGGGAAAGTAACTGGGGGAGGTACTGACTCCCCGTCAGCAGCAACAACAGGTGAAGGTATCAGTAACGGTTGGTCTCGTATGAGTAATGTCATCAAACTCGGAGAAGGTACTCAAGGAGATAGAGGATATACAACAATGTTCACTGGTGCTCAATTTACTGATACTTCAGCCCATCCACGTCAGATAAATAGAAGTGGCGACCTTGCGTCTGATGCAGCAGGTGCATTCCAATTCCTTTCCCCTACATGGGATAATGCAAAATCAGCACTTGGACTGAAAGACTTTAGTCCTGCAAGTCAAGAGAAAGCAGGTAAGTGGTTAGCTCAGCAACGTGGAATGGATGTCAATAAAGTCCACACCACTAAAGAATCATTAGGACGTGCACTTGATAAAATTGCTCCTGAGTGGGCTAGTATGCCTACTTTGGCTACAGGTACTTCATACTATGGTCAAGGTGGATTAACTCTTGATCAAGCTTGGGCTGAATACAATCGTTAATTACAGACTAAAGGCTCCACCCAATGAGCCAAGTCCTGACATCAGTTGTGCAATAGCAGCACTACGCCTATCCATACGTGCAGTCTCACGGTCATAATCCATACGCTTCTCAGCCAGATCATTCTGCATAACCTGCATCTGCAGACTCAACGCATCACGCTTATCCCCACGCTCAGTCTCGTGCCTACGAGTAAGTGCATTCTGTTCTGATGTATGAGCAAACTGTGCACTTTGTTGGTCACGGTTAGCTTGATTGTCTAGACGTT